TAATGGAATTGACAGTACAACTATCGTACACTGATTGGGAAAGCACGGTAGGACAACATACAGGCACAGGCGAAGCAATTGGTCGTGGTGCTATTTCATCATTAACAAACTTTCTATTAGGAAAGATTTAATTATTATTTAATATTGGAGAATATTATGGCATTACCAAAACTAAACGAATCACCGCAATACACTTGTAAAGTCCCTTCTACTGGAGATACTGTCAGTTACCGACCATACTTGGTCAAAGAAGAGAAGATACTAATGATTGCATTTGAGACTGGTCATCAGAAAGAAGCATTGAATGCAATCGTCAATACACTAGACGCTTGTATTGAAAACATAGATGCAAGAAGTCTAACGACATTTGACGTAGAGTATCTGTTTACTCAGGTTAGATCTAAGTCAGTTGGAGAGAGTGCGACTATTGTGGTACCTTGCTCCCATGAAGGGTGTGGACATAAGAACGAAGTGTCGCTAGACATCGCGGCAATTCAAGTTAAGTTCCCCGAAGATCAGGAAAGCACAATTGAGATAACAGACAATATATCAGTAGAGATGCAATACCCAAAGTACTCGGATGTACTGAAGATGGATCTCGAAGAGGGTGATCAGACGGAGATGGGTTTTGCTATGTTAGCACAATCAATTGCCGCCATCCTAACCGAAGACGAAAGGATCGATGCCAGTGAATCAACACAAGAAGAGTTGATTGACTTCATTGAGTCCATGACATCAGACCAGTTTGCAGGTGTGTCAAAGTTCCTTAGTGAACTACCTGCAATAGAACATGATCTTAAATTTGCGTGTGAAGGTTGCGGAGAGACGGTAGAAAGGAAACTGAAAGGGATATCTGATTTTTTGTCATAAACCTTTCTCACGATAACTTGGTCAATCATTATAAGACCAACTTTTCGTTGATGCAACACCATCATTATAATCTAGCAGAAATAGATACAATGATGCCGTGGGAAAGGGAGATATATGTAAGTATGTTAATTGATTATGTAAAGGAAGAGAACGATAGAATTAAACAAGAACAACAAGGGCAGTAACAATGGCAGAGACCAACCTAAAACAAGTAGCAGTCGGTTTAAGAGAACTCAACGATACAACGAAGAGTGGAGATAAAGCGACTACTACCCAGTTAACGAACCTAAACAAGAACATGGAAAAGTTCTTGAAGTCGTTTGCGGGGGATAAACTTGACGATGAAGAGAAGCGCAGAGACGATAAGAAAGGTAAGGGCGATAAACCCAAGTCTTCTCCTATCAAAGGTTTCCAGAAAGATGACTTCACTGGTGGAATGGGTATCGCAGGATTTGCCCTAACTCTCGGTGCGGCAGTCGCAGGATTCGTCACTGGTGTGGCAACTTGGTTAGGTGGGTTTGCCTCTAAATTACTCAAAGGTACTTGGATTGATAAAGCAACAGCAGGATTCCGTTCTTCTATTGCCAAGGGAGTAAAGAGTCTAAGTAGGAACTTGAAGAACGTTAGTAATGCATTCATGGCAGGTACTAGAGGTTTCAAGAGTATGGGTAAGGGTGTCAATGGTGCATTCAAACCTATGGGCACGATGTCTAAGATAATGAATAATATTGGTAAAGGGATACGATTCTTACTGACTCCCTTCCGTGCCGTTGGTAAGTCAATAGAGTCTAGTCAGAAAGCAGGTGGTCTGTTAGCAAAAATAGTGGCAACCTTCAAGAACCTGTTCGCTGGCCCTACGAAGTTGTTGAGTGGGTTTGGTAATATGTTTTCTAAGGGTGGAACTTTAGGAAAAGTCTTTAATGCATTCAAAGTGTTCGGTACTAAGATTCCTATCGTTGGTCAAGTCATCAGTGGTTTAATCGGTCTGTTTGATGGATTCAAAGGATTCAAGGAGCAGGAAGGTGGGTTCGGAAAGAAGATGACAAGAGGTATCGTTGACTTCTTAGGTTCTCTTGCAAAGAATATTATTGGTGGTTTGGTTGATCTTGTACTGTGGATACCAAAGAAGATTATGGGTTTCGTATTAAAGACTCTTGGTTTTGAAGAGTTTGGAAAGATGGTCTCGGAATTCAGTCTAATGGATTTGATTGGAGACTTGTTTGGTAGTATTGGTGACATATTCACCAACACAGATAATGCAGGAGAGATATTCAAACTAAAGTTTGACTTGATCATACAAAATGCTATACAAGGAATCAGTGATTGGTTCTCTGCGGTTGGTGATATGCTTGGGTTAGATGGGGAAGGGTTTACTTTCGAATGGTTACTAGAACTTCCTACTAGGATTTGGAATACTATCAAGACGTTGGTCACTGGAGCATTCACAAAGATCCTTCAGTTGCTCGGTCTTGAGGGTAAGTTTGATGATGCCAAGAGTGCAGTCGGTGACTTCGCGTTAATGGCATTGAATAAACTAAAGGAACTGATAGGTAGTATACTACCAGACGCAGACTCACTGTTAGGTAAACTAGTACCAGATGCAGTCTACGATTATGTTAATGTTGCTCCACCCCCACCTGTAGAAGCAGTGGGAGCAGAGAATACAAACGAATCTGAGATTCCTGAACTTCCTGTAGAAAAGAACGAATCTGAGATTCCTGAACTTCCTGTAGAAGTTACGAAGACTAAAGCGGCAAGTGATACTAATCCTAAGAAACCAATGAACGCGGCCACAGCGGAATTCCTTAAAGATCTAGACGATCCTGCATACCAAAAAGATCAGGAAGCAAAGAGAAAGAAACGTGCCCAGATCAGAGCAGACAGGGATCGACGTGCCGAAGATAAATTGCTCAGAGACGAAGAGAAACTGTTAAAGATCAAGTCTACTGGTAAGTTCAAGGGTGTGCAACTAGAAGAAGACAGCGCATTTGGCAAACGCATCTTGGGTCAAACCGATAGCAAACTTGCACATATTGAAGACATCAAAGCANGAAGAGGTGCTGAGTTAGATNCAATGTCTAAGGAGAACGCGCAAGCGGCAGGTGGTACTAATGCCGTTATGATTGCTCCCCAGACATCGACAGTAACAAACAATAGTAACAGTAACACTGCGGCAATCATTGATAATAATCTACCAACCCAAGATAACAATGATAGAAGTTTCCACGACATGGAATGGATTAACTAGAGTGGCATACAGTGAGAAGTTACTAGACCATTACGAGAATCCCCGAAACGTGGGAAAGATGGACGAACACGATAAGAACGTGGGCACTGGTATGGTAGGTGCCCCTGCGTGTGGTGATGTTATGAGACTACAGATAAGAGTAAGCGAAGAAGGAATAATAGAAGATGCGAAGTTCAAGACTTACGGTTGCGGTAGTGCTATTGCTTCTAGTAGTCTACTTACNGAATGGGTCATTGGTCAGTCCTTGGATAAAGCAAACACCATACGGAATACAGAATTGGCAGAAGAGTTAGCATTGCCACCTGTTAAGATACACTGTTCTGTCCTAGCAGAGGACGCGATTAAGACTGCGATAGCAGATTACAGGAATAAAAAAAGGGGATGACATCCAGTCATACCCCTTATAAACACTTATCACTCCATCCCTACACCCGATCAACTGGTTCGAAACTTCTCCGTGACCCACGTCTGGTTTAGTGTTTTAGTTAAAGGTGAGTTTAATATCAGCAGATTTTCACTCACTGAGTTCCAATCACCTATTCTTGTGCCATCTTAGCAAAGTAAGATAGNGTATCCTCTTCATCAGATGCCGCACCTACCGTTGGGGCAGGAGCAGAAACGATCTCTGGTTGAGGAGCAGAACGTCCCACATTCATCTCAGCAGTCTGAGTGAGTGCTTCATTCTTTTGTGTTACATTACCACCAACTGCCGTTCCAAGAACTAATTCTAATCTAGAAGAAAGTTCATCAAAAGACTTGTAGTTAGCAGGATCTACAAATTCATGTAGGTCATACTGTTGGTTGTAAGTTGCTTCCAACTTAACTTCATCTGAGTCATATAGAGCAGTAGTTGATTTGAACTCAGACTTGTCATAGTTGCGATATCCTGCAACATTACGAATCTTCAATTCAAAGTCTGCACCTGCCCAGAAGTCGAATGGGTTAATCGGAGTTTCACCGGGAAACTGTGGTTGCATCATATCCATGATCTTATCAAAGATCTTCTTACCATACTCATAGAAGAATACTTTCCCATTGTTCTGGGGGTTAGTTGGATCGTTTACTACTAAGATGTTTGACACATAGTGTAGTCTACGTTTCTGCCTACGAGCAGTTTCTTTATCGTCTTCGATACCCGAATTCCACAAACGTGAATTCAGTTCGGACACAGGATCCTTCTGACCAATGGTAGTGAGAGACTTCTCAATATACCACTGACCTGCCGGGCCTTTGAATCCGTGATCCCAATATCGTTCCCAAGGCATATCTGCCCCTTCCATTGCAGGGAGGAAACGAATCACAGCGTAACCATTGCCGTTATCATCAACGGTAGGTTTCCACTTGCGATCATCATCGTACTTATTGGTTTTGGTTGTTTGACCTGACGCTTCTTGCGCGGCAGTTACTAGTTTGCTCATATCGGTTGATCGAGACTTTAGGTTTGCAAAAGACATATTATTTTCTCCAGTATATGCATTGTATTACAGTTGTGTTACACAGCGTATTTTCACTTTGTACTTTATTGTACCATAGTATTGTAACCTATTTATACACATAAGTCAAGTGTTATTTAAACATCTAGTGAATTAGTTTTCTCTAGAAAGTTCAAACTCATTGCCTCACTTTCAAGGCAGTCAATGATAGAGGTAGTCAAATACTTCTTAACGTCCTCTACTTCCATGTTATTCTTATCGCACATATGCACAATAGAATCCATGTAATTAAGTCCAGAGTTCCTCACCGTCCTCTCCACCATCTTCGAGAACTTCTTCTTGTTCATAAAGTTGTCTGGGGTCTGGGGTGTAGTTGTCTGTACTGTAAATTCTGTCATCGTCATGTTTCATTTCCTCGGTGTAAACACCAACATCTTTATAATAATGACCTACAGTCCTCTTAGGTCTTCCACACGGAAAGTATGCCATTGTCGTAACGACAGTCTTCATCCTTCCTTCACGATGTCTTCCGTATCTCATGTCTAACCATATGCTAGACTCTAGGAACTTCTTCAGGTTACCAAGGTAGACTTCAAGTATCTGATACTCGTGTCTCTCTTTAGTATCCTTGGACAGTCTCTTTGCTTTCATTGAGGTAAGTTCTGACTGGATCTCCTTGACCCATACTCGAACCTTCTTCCAATGGATAGGACTATCCTCGTCTTGTTCCAATAACAAGGGATGGACGCTCTTGGAACCATCATGTCCTCGTGCTTCACGCGCCTTGGCAAGTCTTTCGACTGCCGCGAGACGTTGCTCTTCGGACATGGGTTTCCGTTTGCGCTTTACGCTTGCCATGCTTCACACCGATATTCGACAAGGTTCTCGGTTCGCAGTGAACGCCATTCAGCAACTTCAAGGTCATACAGCACAACTAGTGCAACAGACTCTTTACGTTCCTTACCTGCTTCGGGGATCTTATCTTCGGGGATCAAGTCAGTCTTCAGGGTGGCAATCATATTGCGCGTGTCACCGTTAACCTTCCTGAACTGTAAGTGTGTCACACCATCGCGTAACGCACCAACAAGACCATTCTTTATAACTTGAAGATGGTCTGCTTTCTCTTCGATGTTAATTTCTTCAGGAGTTTCTGGCATTGTCAATTCTTGCAACTTCGTCTTCATCATCTTTTACTTCCTCAAATTCGGCATCATCGGCACCATCGCCTTTTGCCTGTTCATGTAATTCTTTAACCCAATCATCACCTTCATCAAAGTAAACGATNAGTCGCTCGTTCGCCATGATCAGATCTTCGATCTGTTTCAATTCATCTTCTTTAGCACCATCTTTAACACGTTCTTGAACGTAGACGATGTTGTTCACATAAGTTTCTTTCAGAACGCCCTTTGCTACTTCGACATCTGCTTTCCACTGTTTTTCTGTATAGGCCATAACGGATCTTCTCCTTCAATTGATTTAATTTCTTGTTCAAATAACACATTCAGTCTCATCATTCTTCTTCTACTTTGTTGCGCAGTCTGCGCTGATCTAAGTTGCAAATGTCTGAGTCGCTTGTTCATTGGTATCCTTGTCTGTGTATTAAGTTTATATTATACCACGCTAGATTGGGGTTGTCAACACTTTCCGGCACTCATTCATTCTACGCATTGACATTCTTACTCCATATAGTTCGTCATACTTGTTTAATGACGCAGATAACCATACCAATAGGATTGCTGTGGCGATGACTTCCTTAACCGACATCTTCTTTGTGAAACCAGTCGGGTGTCTTTCTTTTAGTCCACTTAGCAAAACCTTTCTTCTCCTCTATATAGTATTTCCGGTAAGCATCAACCACATCGTCTTGCTTGCAGTGATCAGGCATACACTGAGGCATCTCTGTCTCTCGTGCCCATCGGTAATCAGTACCGTCTGGTACGATAGGCGAGAACCATAACATACCACCTAGATCTTTATATGTCTTGTGTACACGTCCATAACGATGTTCGTACTCCTTCGCGGTTGCTTGGAAGTGCTTGTATAACCATCGGTAGTTTTCGTTATTCTCTCGTGCCCAGATAGCAGACGGATGATTCTTATGGGCAACCTTATATAGCAGTCGTTCTTTGGCGGCACCTTTTACTACATAGTGATCGACCAGACGCTTGCCAGACTTGGATAGACGTTTCTCTGGAGTACCCATTAATACACGGTGAGCAGTAGAAAGTAGTTGACCATATTCGGTCACCATTTTGACAACGTGCTTATCACACATCATCTGTGCGGCAACAACAGGATCATTATCTAATCTAAATATATTCATTGGTCACTATCCTTTAGTGGTGGGTATTCGGCATACACAAGTTTGCCTTGCTTCTTTGCTTCACGCTTGCGATCAAGAAATACCTTTGCCTTGTTGTACTTGCGTTGGAACTTAGCAACAGGGTTGCGTGGTTTACTCACTGCTCGTCTCTCCCTTTAATCTCTACCCACAAGATAAACACGCCAAACAGGATGAGGAGGGATAACCCCTCACCGAATGTTAGTGATGCGATAAAGTCAATCATTTTGTCACACACCCATAGTAAGTCTTACCCCACATACGGTATGCTTTCTGTGTCTTACAGTCATAGACTTCACGAAGTCTTCCAGTAGCACCGATCTTAACTTTGCTCTGTCGAGTGATAACACCATCTTTGAGCATCATGCGTAGTATCAGATCGTAAGAGATAAACTTCTCACCGATCATAAGTGAAGCGACATCGTATTTCTTGGCAGACAGAGATACTTCTTTGTCAACCATAGGAGTCTCACCTAGAACACATTCGACACGAAGTGCCGCCATATCAAGACCACCGAAAGCGAGAGTGAATCCCCCTGCGGCACCAGTTGTTGCTTGAGCAGTATAATTATTAAACATATTTATTTCACCTGTATCATATAAGAAGGTTTAGTTGGATCAAGAATCAGATCAGCATTGGTCACTTCGTACTCTTTGGCAAAGCGCATCCATACTTGATCAGTGTTAGGTTCAGTTTGGTAAAGGAAAGAGAAGATGTTGTCAGTCTCTTGTGAGGTGTTGGTCGCGTCAACGACAATCATATCAACGTCATCGTTATCATACCAATCTAACTTAGAAGTAAACGCATCTGCAACACGATTGAAGTAGAACACGTTAGTATCAATTGTCTTGGCATAGTTGAATATTCTGTCTTTCATAATCATCTTCTCTTTATCACTGAATAGGGTACTATTATACCACCATTCTATGTACCGCGCAACCCCTTTCTTAGACTATTATCATATAACATGACACTTTCTTATAACCTTTTCGAATAAGGTGTTATAGAACCCAGTCATATTCATAGGTGATTCAGTGTATACGCAAGCATACAGTCCTCGTGGACTCATTGAAATGTTCTCAGTAGACTTATGTAAGGTAGATCCTCTTATGGCAATAATATCCCCTGCTTTTGGATAGACCGTTACCCACTCACCATCGTCTTCGTTCTGTAATGACAAGGTTCCGTTCCAAGGAGTAAAGTCGTCTAGTACAACACTGAGATTGACTGTATGTATAGACCCATCGATGTTCGTGCCATACTGGTTATCAAAGTGTGCTTCGAAGGTCATACCATCATGTGGCAACTTGTATACTACTTGATCGTTGAATAGATATGTTTTGGAACCAAGAATACTCTCTGCAACTGACCTCATGGCATCTGAAGTATAAAACTCCATCAAGTCACCGTTGAATCTACCTGCACATGATATTCCGTCCCACTTAGAGAACTCACGACTTTTGTGTCGCATAGGTAATGCGTTTTCTTTGATAGCATCAATCTGTGATTTCGGTATCACTTCAGATATCAGTTCCCAACCTCTTAGTTGGTAGTTATTCGCTAGTTGGTACTTTTTCGCCATCATAATAGAAACTCTCACCACATCCGCATTCCCCTGTCACATTGGGGTTGACGAATTGAAATCCTTCACTGAATCCTTCGACTACATATTCTAACCGTGTTCCAGTCATAAATAACATACTCTTGGGGTCTATCACTAGGGACACTTCCTCTAGTGGAACAATAACATCATCATGCTTTCTTGCGTATGAGTACTCCATATGATATGCGTACCCACTACAACCTGCACCTTTAACTTCTAACCTAATACCATTACAGTCAGGACGCGAGACTAATCTCTGTCGTAAAACGACTAATGCATCTGGTGTTACGGTGATCACAGTCCTAACAGACCCCAACCGTGATTGGCAATGGCATTAAGGATGATTGCGACACAGGTTGCCATATGGGTAAACCACCACACGGTACGGACACCTGCAATCGTGTTTGCTTGCTTGTCCGTCTCACCAACTTTCTCACCTAGACTCTTTGCCCAGATTCTCCACCATTTGCTCAAGTTCTTTTACTCTCTCTTCTAATTGATTAATATATTCTTCTACTATCTCTCTTTCGCAGAGAGTCTTACAACAAATAGATATGTGTTGCTTGGCACGAACTGCTAGTGGTTGGGTACCACGTCTCATCCCATCCATCCTACTACAATATTAATCATAAACAAATACGCACACAATAGGTTGCTACCCACAATGATCGTTCTGATCAATGCAATCTTATCGTCTTGCCCATAGGTCTGTTCATCGGAGAATGACCCAAGTGCGTGTTTCCAAATTGTCCATTTGGATTGTTTGTTGTCCCAGTTCTTCACTGATTGTATCTACTCCGTTAGAAGTGATCGACCACGGAGTTGTTCCGTGATAATCTTGTTCATATAGAAGAAGTTCGGATCGTCTTGATATACTATCTGGAACTCATCTAAGATCTGTTTGTTCGTATACCCACTATATAACATAGGATCTACAAACTCCTGTACCTGCTGTATTACGCTACCTATTGCACTCATGTTAATTCTCCACTTATTTATACCATTATATAGTATTTTTGGAACTTTGTCAAGGTATAAATAAAGGTAAACGCAAAATAAAGGTATAAATATGAGTGACGAGATCTTTGACTTTGGATTTACCATTGTAGATGAGGACGAACTAGAGGCAGTACAGAGTGCCGTTGCTAGTGCCAGTGCTACCTCTGACGAAGTGGATACATACAAAGAACGACTAGACAAGTTGTACAATGGCATCCAACCATTGCTGAACAACTTNAAACAGAATCCTGAGAAGGATTATATNCTGTGGCCAAAACGACTAGAGAAGATCGAACTATTCGAGACTCACATACAAAAGATTTATAAAGGATAAACCATGCAATATAGAGCAGTGAATGAACTTCTTCAGAAGGGTAAAAGGTCGGCAGGATCATCTGTTGGGAATTATATCCATAAGAAAGATAAGCAGAACCAATGGGGTAAGTTAAACTACATCATAGATGCAGAAGTGCGTACCAATGATCTAGTTACACGATGGAAGGATGCCGACTCTCATACTGTTAATGATGTGTTCAACTACTGCCCTATGGTACTTAACTATCTTTCGTTGAAGGGATTCAATAAGGTGTTGTTTGTTGGTCACTTCAATGCGGCACAAGCATCTTGGACATATCCTCGTAAGTCTGATCGTAACCTACATCCAACTCCAACGTTCAAGTCTGCCGATACTACTATGGTAGATCCTAACATCTGGATTCAGTTTCTTCCTATTGTCAAGATGGCAATGGGTTACAGAGACTTCCAAATGCATACTGCCAAACCACCAGAGTCTAGGTTCACTCAGTTGATGCACTCGTTATATAAACGATACGAGATTGATCTTGTTCCTGCATCCGAGCAATACAAGCACGGTGGTAATGTTACTATAACACCCCCACATAATACAATGTATGATGCGGTTGTGTTTGCAGGTGTACCTAAGACTGGAGAAGACGAGGGATTCACCGAACATCACATTCGATCTACATTCTCGCCAATATGTTGTGAGGGATTTGAGATCATTGATATTAACTATCAGGACAAAGACCACGACAAATACATTGGTGGTGTCCGTGAGAATAATTCTGATTGGTTGAACGAGGTGTTTGTTAGTCGGACTATCTGGGATGATAGATTCAGAGAAGAGTCTGAGGCAGACAGGAACATAGAATACTCTATACTAGATACTATGATTGACTGCCACAAAACTCCCGGAGGTATTACTTACCCATCGGGATATGACTTCGAGTAATTATCGAGTCTTCTTCTTTGTCTCACTGGCAATCCACTTACGCGCTTTGGAGTTGTCTGGTGCTTTCTTTGCCCAGACACCAACGCCTTTGTATGCCGCCATTGTTTCTTTCTCGTAGTCTTTACCGTCTGAGTTATCTACGATAAAGGTTTTGCTTCGCCCGAATGCGGTCTGAAACTTACCAATATTGTCTTGCACTGCTTGCCACATTGGTTCTAACATCTTCTTACCGATAGTACGTTTTCGTGCTTGGTCACGACCTACGGCAGTATCTAAGTTAGTGTTGACTATGATGATCGCACAATCATAACCCAACTTCTCTAGTTCTTTGCGTTGCTTGTTTAACTTGTCAAAGTCTTTACCAGTACCATCAATAACAATACCCAACCGACCTTTAAGATAGATCTCTTTCTTCTTGGCAGTAATCTCTGTTGCCTTACCACGAAGTTCCTGACCCTTGACCGAGAAGATCTCTTCGGGTGACATCTCCATTCCTGCTTTCTTCATAGAGTTCTCGAACGCGTCATCGGAGTTGATGACACGGAATCCGAAAGATCCAAGACCAGTCTTACCTGCTATGAATGACTTACCCGAACCGGGCCCACCTGCTAGGAATACTGCTTTAAAGATGGCAGGATCATTGACCCCTTCTTGTAACTCTACTTGTTCGGTGAATGTCTTAAACTTCTGCATGGGTGACCTGTATGTAATGGTTTGTAATATACGTTTATTTATACAAATGCGGCAATTAAGAATGCAAGTCCACACCAAATAAGTACGTTAGGGTATATTCTCCAACACGAAACGAAGTCACTCAATGTGTCTCCTATGAAGTTGCTTAACTTACCCAATACTACTACTAGATCTTCTTTACTTGGCATACTATCTCTCCTTTACTATTACGGTTACGTTCTTACCTACTGGCACTTGCAGTCTATCATGTTTGTGATACAAGTAAAACTTAACGTGCTTGAACTCTTTAAAGAGTCCAGTCCATACTGGTCTCCAGTTGTTGGCAATCCTATAGGTGTTCTGTTCACTACGATCTGATTCTAACAATAGGTCTGTATAAGATCTGAGGTTAGTATCGAACATAGCATCAAAACCATAGATGTGTACTTCTGTTGCTCCCTTAACACGACAAGCATAGTCGATTGCCATATGTCCACAGGAATAGTTAGTGGATGCCTGTCCTGCGTCTTGTCCTTCCAATTGTGCATACTGAGGTATGTGTGTATGCATTGCTTTGATCTTCTGAGCATACTTGAGATAGAACGCAGGGTTCATCTCCATCCAATGTCTGGGACGCATACCAAGAACCCAATCATACATATCGAGTTTGATGTGACCCTGTGCTAGTGCCAACATCATCTTGTAATCTACCATGCAGGTTGCATAGACTTCACTGTTGGGTATTTCGAAGGGAGGCATATTACATATCAGTAACCTACCATCTTGCCCACGTTCAAACATATGGGCATTGTCCCCATTACCAAGTACATTCCATCTCATAATCTATCCTAAAAGTCTAATCCAAATGATTCTTTCAATTGTGTGTACTGTCCATCTTCGCTAGGGTGACCGTAATGTTCTGCCAACTTTGCGCGATTGATAATATGTTCTTCTTCGATATCTTCTTTACTCTGACCAAAGTATGCAACCGCATAGTGGTCGCGGATCATAATATCATTGACGGTCATCTCCGAATCAGTCGTTGGATCGTAGACAACAAACTCTCCGAGGATACGTCCGTACTTTCCCTTTCCGTCCTTTCGAGTACGGATCTTGCATCGCTCCCCAAGTTTTCCTTCAAGGAACTTTGATGCAATCTTCCCAAAGACTTTCTCGACCAGATCTCTTGTACGCGACTCAGGAGTATCGATACCATATAGACGAATCCGCTGATTAGCATACACGATACCGAAACCAAGATCAAGGTCAACGTCCACAGTATCGCCATCAACCACTCTAACAATTTTTGCACTATATTCATACATATTCTTCGAACCTTATTATTTATTCTCTGTATGTATGTATATGATTTGTTAATCGAAGGTGTAACGAAGTTCTGTTTCAACTCCGTGCTTCCACTGACCTGCATCTAACTTAGTACTCTCTACCTTACCTTTCAAAGTAAAGTTTGATCCACCTAAGTTCTTGAACTTATAACCTGCTTCGGTGGATACACCATTGGTCATCTTACCGCCTTCAAAGTATATATTCTTCCATGTATTACCCAACCGTATGTGGTTGACAGCATCGTTTGTAAAATAAGACACTGCATAAGAGTCACTAGTGACCTTTGCTTTACTCTTAAATTCAACATAAGGTGCTGATACTGCATGACATCCTACTAATAACAATGATGCAAATACAAGCGTTTTCATCTTTCGGTTTCCTCTATTGGTTGCTCTTCGGGTTTAGGTTCTTCTTCAAAGTCATTGATGGTACGGTAATACACGATAACTTCCTTCATCTGATTAACATAACGTTTGATCTCTTGCATATTATAACTCATTAACTCGTAATCGTCAACTGTTA